CTGTTTTAAATTCCCCCCAAAACGGCTCAAGAAGCCACGAAAATGACTAAGAAGGTCATAACAGGTCACCAAGACCCCCTAGAAGCCTCAAACGGGCTTCAAACGGTTTTGGGTAGGGACGCAGAAGGGCAAAACGCCCTATTTGGCGTTCAAACGCCTAGAATTCATACGCCACTGAACGATTTACCCTCACGCGGGGGTGAATTGGTTGATTTAGCCAGCAGCCTGGGCATTGAACTTTTAGAATGGCAAAAATTTGCGTTGATTCACACGCACAAAGTGAAGCCTGACGGTCGGTGGGCTACGCCAGTGAATACAATCGTGGTCGCACGTCAAAACGGAAAATCATTTTTGCAGCTGATAAGAATTTTGGGTGGCCTTTTCCTATGGGAAGAAAATTTGCAGATTGGTTCGGCGCACCGCTTGTCCACATCACTTGAGCAATTTAGGGCAATGGTTCAGATTATTGAAAAAAATAATTCACTGGCAAAGCAGGTCAAGAAGATTCGCTGGCAACACGGCGGTGAGGAAATTGAAACAATGGCGGGCAATCGTTTTATTGTGCGCGCTGGTGGTTCTGCTGCCCGTGGTGTTTCCCGACCTTCGACGATTCACCTGGACGAATTGCGCGAAATGACTGACATTGAGAGTTTTGCCTCATTGCGATACACCCTTATGGCTGCGGCCAACCCCATGGTCATGGCGTACACAAATGCAGGCGATTCTTCTTCCGTAGTGCTGAACCAATTTCGGGACAGGGCATTGGCCAGCATTGCGGGGGTCGAAGACGACATTGGGTATTTTGAATGGTCAGCACCAACGGACGAAATAAGCGTTGAAAATGCAAAACACGCAAATCCGTCCATGGGCACACTGATTCATGCTGACAACATAAAATCCGTGCTGAACGACCCACCTGACGTCGTAATGACTGAAGTGTTGTGCCGTTGGGTTGTGGCGATAAATAGCGCGGTGGATTCTGCCAGTTGGGGCAATTGCTTGGACAAGACCGTTGACCTTGACCCTGACAAATTGACGTGGCTTGCCATTGACCTTTCACCCGATAGACGCCACGCAAGTTTAGTTGGCGCTCAAAAACTTGGCCAGGAAAAGTTTGTGGTCAAATTACTGCACACATGGACAAATGAATTGCAATTGGACGATAAAGCCATTGCAAACGAATTGGCAGATTACGCCCGCAGGTATCCGACCGAATACGTGCTTTACAGTCGAAAGACCAGTGGCGCGGTTGCTGCGCGTCTTGCACCTGCTGGGATTCCCGTTTATGACATGGACGCCAGTTACCCGCAGGCGTGTGACGAAATGTTGTCGGCAATTAACTCAGGCCGTTTGCGTCACAAGGGGCAAAGCCAACTTTCGGAAGAAGTCCTAGCTGCGGTTCAATTGCGTCGCGGTGACGGCGGCTGGGTTATTGGACGCAGGGCGTCACAATCGGTTGTTTGCGGTGCGGTGGCAGTTTCGCTCGTTTCCCACTTCGCGACACGCCCAGAGAATGACCTTGACATAATGGTGGGCTAAACGTATAAGCCTGACACAATTCGGGCATGGGATTTCGCGATTTATTTACGCCACGGGTTGAGGCTGCCGTTCCAGTCGAAGCCAGCAACGTGGACGCAGCTGCGGTTGCACCTTATTACAGTGAAGTAGGTAACTTATTCTTATTCGGTGGAATAGTTACGGCCTCACGCGCTGAAGCAATGAGTGTGCCAACCGTAGCGCGCGCCTTGGGAATCATTCAAACAATTGCGTCATTACCAATGCACACACGTAATGAAGCAACAGGTGAAAAGGTTACACAACCACGTGTCATTAACCAGCCTGACCCACGAATTCCAGGTTCAACATTTTGGGCGTGGATAATTTCCGATTTGTTCTTTTTTCCAAATGCTTATGCATACGTCATGGATAGGTACGCCGATACGGGCAAAATCCGCGCAATGGAACGCATTGCACCTGAGCGCGTAACAATTACAACAAACGGCATGGGTTATGAAATTGCGTCTTATGCAATTGACGGTGCTTACGTTGACCCAGCAAACCTTGTTGTTTTCCAGGGATTCCAAGAAGGATTACTAAGTCGCGCAGGTCGCACGGTTCGTGCAGCAGCAGCCTTAGAGCGCGCAGCAATGAATTTTGCAGTTGAACCAATTCCTCAAATGGTTTTGAAGTCAAACGGAACATCATTGCCAGCAGACCGCGTTGCAAAGTTGTTGAGCGCATGGCGCACCGCGCGTGCAAGTAAATCAACGGCATTTTTAAACGCCGACGTTACTTTGGAAACACTTGGTTATGACCCAAAGAATTTGCAACTAAATGAGGCGCGAAACTACGTTGCACTTGAACTTTCACGTGCAGCAGGAATCCCAGCGTATTTTACTGATTCACAACAATCCACATTTACGTATTCCAACGCCTTGGACAAAAGGCGCGACCTCGTTGATTTTGCTTTCAGAAATTACATGTCCATAATCGAAGAACGCCTTTCATTTGCTGATTTCACACCAGCAGGCAACAAAGTGCGTTTTGACCTTGACGATTTCTTGCGTGGCAATCCTTACGAGCGCGCGCAAGTGTACGAAATCTTGAATCGAATTGGCGCAATGTCAATTGACGAAATACGCGAGGAAGAAGACCTACTGCTATGAAAAAAGTAATTACACCAATGCAAATCACCGCAGCTGATTCCAACAGTCGCACAATCACGGGGCGTATTGTCACGTTTGAAGAGACTGGAAACGCGTCAATTGGCAAGGTTCAATTTGCCGCTGGTTCAATCGAGGCAACCGCCGTGTTGCTCAACCTTGAACACGACCGCACACGTCGAATTGGCAAAACACTTTCAATTGAATCAAACGACAAGGGAATTGAAGCAACTTTTAAAATTGCAAACACAACTGCTGGAACTGACGCACTTGTTGAAGCGCAAGAAGGTTTGCGCGACGGATTCAGCGTTGAAGTTTCATTTGACGAATATGAGACACTTAAAGACGGAACAGTGCGCATTTTAAAGGGTGAACTCACTGGGGTTGCATTAACTAGCGAACCAGCAATCCGTTCATCACGCGTCACCGAAGTCGCAGCAACAACAGGCGAAGAAGAACAAGTTTCAGATTCAACAATTGAACCTGAAGTCACACCAACAACAGAAGGAGACGAAGTGGAAAACACCGTCAATGACGCTTCAGCCGTAGAGACGGTCGAAGCCGCACAGTCAGTAACCGCACAATCAAACGCAGTGGGTGGTTGGAAGTCAACACCACGCATTGAGTTAACTGCTGCAAAGTATCTTGAAAACAAGGTTCTTGCTGCAACAGGTGACGAAAACGCACGCCAATACGTTTTAGCAGCAGACAACACAACAGACAATGCTGGACTTGTTCCAACACGTCAGTTGGCTGAAGTTATTAACGGACTATCAACAACAATCCGCCCAAGCATTGACGCGATTTCTCGCGGTGCATTGCCTGACGCTGGAATGACTTTTGAGATTCCAAAAATTACAGTTGCACCAACAGTTGCAGTCGTAGCAGAAGACGCAGCCTTTTCAGAAACTGACCAAAATTCCGCGTTCACTAGCGTTAGTGTCCAAAAATTTGCGGGCAGTCAGAAATTTTCGGTGGAATTGCTGACTAGAACTTCGCCCCTCTTTTATGACGAGTTGCTTCGTAACATGATTGCAGCCATGGCTAAGGCGCAAAACTCATACGTCAACGGCGTGTTAATTTCAGGCGCGTCACTTGACGCAACAACAGTTGCAACATACCCAACCGCAGCTGAATTGCTTGGAATTGTTGGTCGCGGTGCAGCAAGCGTTTATGGCGCAACTGCTGGACTTGCAAATCCATTTGCACGCAACATGATTGCGTCAACTGGTCAGTGGTCAAACTTAATGACTTTGAATGACGCTGGACGTCCAATTTATTCACAGGTTTCAAACCCTATGAACCAACCAGGTGTTGCAGTGCCAACATCACTGACAGGAAACGTCGCAGGCTTGAACCTGTACGTTGACCCAACAAACGGTGGAGACGGCGACGGTACATTGTTAATCGTCAACCCTGACGCTTACACATGGTACGAGGGAACTTCATACCAACTACGCGCTGAATCAACTGCTGACGGTTCAATTACCGTTGGTGTTTATTCATTCGGTGCAGTGGCAACAAAAATTGCCGCTGGTGCTTTCAAGAATAACAAGGCTTAATCGCCACAAACTAATCATGCGGCGGTTTCTCCCGATTCCGCCGCAGCAGTCGAAAGGAAACGGACATGCCAGTTATTGTTACTGCAAGCCAATTGCGCACGGTGCTTGGCGTGTCCGTTTCACTTTATTCAGACGCTTATCTTGACGAAATTATCAACACGAGTGAAGCCGTCATTTTGCCAATGCTGGTTGCTAACACTTCAGCAATCAACGCTTACAAATTAGAATCGAACGTGGCTTATTTCTACACCCAACGCGAACACCATTTTGTGACTGGTCAATCCGTCATTGTGACTGGTTTGCCAGCACCTTTTACTGCCACGCACATTGTTGTTGATTCTTACGATTACTATTTCACCGCAGCACTCACTTCAACAAATGTGACTTTGCGCGACATAATCCCAACAGGCACGGCCACACTTTCAGGCTATTCCGCAGCTGATATTTACGCCACAAGTGCCCCAATTGAATCAGCCGTACTTGCAGTGAGCGTCGAAGTTTTCCAGTCACGCGTTGCAGCAGGCGGTCAGATTGAGGGCGTGGATTTTGCCAGTACGCCTTACAGAATGGGACGCAGCCTAACCAATCGCGTGTCCACATTGCTTATGCCATTTTTAGACGTTGAAACGGTTGTACAGTAATGCCAGCCAATGCCGTCGCCGATACCCGCGCAGCCTTAGCCACCGCCTTTTCATCACTAGCGGCAACCTGCTATTCAAGCGTTCCTGAAGCACCAATTCCACCCGCAATCGTCATTGTGCCCGATTCTCCTTATATGGAAATTGTGTTAATTGGCAAGGCTTCAACCAAGGTCAAAATTAACTTTGCAATCACTGCCATTGTTGCTTCCAATAGCAACGCAGGTTCACTAGACAACCTGGAAAAACTCATCATAGGAATTCTTGCGGCAATGCCCGCAGGATACGTTGTTGGCGTTGTTGAAAAGCCGACAGTGTTGGAAGTAGGACAAAGCCCAATGCTGGTTGCTGACATAAACGTTTCGACGTACTACACACAAACAACATAGGGGACAAAATGCCAACGACAATCATAACTGGTCGCGATTTAGTCGTGACCATTGCAACCGTAAATTATGACGCACAAGCGACCAGTGCAACACTTGCGAATTCACCAACCGTGGAGACGTACCAAACACTTGACGGCAAGGCTTACAAGCACATTGACGACCAGTGGACATTTGACGTTTCAATGCTTGCAGACTGGGGCGCGGCTTCTTCATTGTGTGAAGCACTATGGACTGCATGCGAGAATGCACCAAATACAGTTTTGGCAGTCTCACTTACTGCCGTGACTGGTGCGGTTTTTGCCTTTAACGTAATGCCAGTATTTCCAGCAGTCGGCGGGGCAGCACCTGACGCGCAGACCGTTGACCTATCATTCATAGTGGTGGGAACACCTACTGAAACTTTCAGTTAAAAACTACTAATCGGGAGACAAAATGAAGTTACCAATCACAATTGAATATAACGACGGGACGCAGATTACTTATACGGCTGCGCCACCTGAATGGGTTCGTTGGGAAAAACATTCGGGTCATACCATTTCCCAAGCGCAGGAAAAAATCGGTATATCCGATTTGGTATTTCTTGCATATCACGCCATGAAACGCGAAGCAGCTGGGAAACCAGTCAAGCCAATCGAAGCATGGACGGAAACGATTTCCGAAGTGATAGTGGGTGAGGCAAACCCAAAAGCCACGCAGTCGGAAGCCTCAGCAGAATAGTTTGGGAGATAGCCCTGGCAACGGGGCTATCACCGAACGAATTTGAATCAGCCGAAGACATTTTGACGGTCATTGAGATTTTGGAAAGGCGAGCAAATGGCGACTGAAGCAATCAGTTACGACAAGAATGAATTGCGCGCCATTGTTCGTTCTTTCAAAGCAATGGACGACCAAGCATTGACACAAGCCAAAGAAGCAACCAGCGAATTGGCAACATATGTTCAGGGCAAGATTAAAGCAACCGCGTCAAGCCGTACCCGTAACCTGGTTGACAATCGTGTTGCTGACGGTTCAAAAGTTTCAAAATCTTCCAAAATTGGTGAAATCAGTTTTGGTTATGCTGGGCAGAAATTAAGCGGTGGCGCAACAACTCAGCAGGTGTGGGGTGGCGTTGAATTTGGTTCTAATCGCTACAAGCAATTCCCAGTGTGGTCAGGTCGCGAAGGTCGCGGTTCACGCGGCTGGTTTATCTACCCAACCCTAAGAAGCGTTCAACCCGAAATCATTAAGAAATGGGAAGAATCGTTTTCCAAAATAGTAAAGGAATATGACTAATGGCTGGCAGTCGTACCCTCAAACTTTCCATTCTTGGTGACGTTGATAATCTCAACAAGTCGCTGAAATCTGCAACCCAAGACGTTGACACATTTGGGGACAAGATTGGCAAAACTGGCAAAATGATTGGCGCGGCCTTTGTTGCCGCTGCCGCTGCTGCTGGTGCTTATGCCGTCAAGATTGGCATTGAAGGCGTCAAAGCCGCCATTGAAGATGAGAAGGCGCAGACACAGTTGGCATTGGCGTTAGAGAACGCCACAGGGGCAACCACGGCGCAAATAGCAGCAACCGAACAATCCATTCTCAAAATGTCACTTGCCACGGGTGTGGCTGACGACCAATTGCGCCCCGCCTTGGGTCGCCTGGTTCGTTCGACGGGCGACATTACACAGGCGCAAAATTTACTTTCAACCGCACTTGACGTTTCAACGGCAACAGGTAAGCCGTTGGAAACAGTCGCCAACGCGTTGGGCAAAGCCTACGAAGGCAACACAACTGCCCTGGGCAAATTAGGTTTAGGCATATCAGCTGCGCAATTGAAAACTATGTCATTCACAGACGTCCAAAGCCGTCTTTCAGATTTATTTGGCGGGGCTGCTGCGCGCAACGCTGACACGTACGCGGGACGCATTGCCCGCATGCAAGTGGCATTTGACGAAGCAAAGGAAACAATTGGATTTGCCTTGTTGCCAATCCTTGAAAAAGTTATCAACTTTATCAACCAAAACGCCTTGCCAGCAATCAACGCATTTTCAGACGCTTTTAGTCTTCAGGGCGGTGGTCTTGGTGGCTACATCACACAAGTTGGCAACTTAATCAGCGCAACATTTACGCCAATCATTAACGGCTTGGTAAAGGCATTTGGATACGTCAAAAATGCTATTGGTGACAACCTTGACACATTCAAAGAATTTGGCGGTTACATTGCAACCTATCTTGCACCAGTTATCGGCACGGTACTTGGTGGGGCGTTGCAAGTTGCAGGCAAAATTGCTGGTGGCGTAATTGATGTCATTGCGGGCGTTGTCAGAATTTTAAACGGTTTAATTTCAGGCGCAGTTGCTGGAATTAACGCTTTGATTTCTGCCTACAATGCCATTCCATTTTTGCCAAATGTTTCAAAGATTTCAACGCCAACAGTTAGCGTGCCTACAATCAAAACACCAACCGTTTCAACTTCAGTGCCAAAGATTCCAAGCATTTCAGCACCTTCAGGGGGTGGCACAACTTCAGCCTCAAGCGGTGGTGTGGCTAAGGCTGCAAGCGTTGCTGCAACCGCAGCTGCTGCAACCTCAAGTGGCAATTACCAATTCGGCACATCAGGCGTGAACACCAACACTTTGGCTGGAATCATGGCCGCTTCAGGCACAACCATTAACGTCAACGTTTCAGGTGCAATTGACAAAGAAGGTACTGCCCGCACAATTGTTGAAACCTTGAACAATTCCTACTATCGCGGCACTGGTGGTGCAACCGCGCTTGTGGCAATCTAATGACCCAGTGGAATCCCATTTGGAAAGTCGAAATTGACGGCGTCGAATACACCGACGCAATTTTGGCAAACCTAACAATCCGCAGTGGTCGGACAAATATCTATGAGCAGGCGCAGGCAGGTTACGTCAACATTCAATTGCTAGATTTGGCGCAAACCATAATCCCAGTAAATATCAACTCGACAATAGGTGTTTCAGTCAAGGACACCGCAGGCGTATTTGTGGCAATCTTTGGTGGCAACGTGGTTGATATTGCGCTGGAAGTGCGTGAAGTGGGTTCAACCGCCTTTACTCAAACCTATTCAATCACCGCACTTGGTGCGCTTGCCCGTTTGCCAAAGTCATTGACTGAAGGCGTACTTTCCAAAGATTTTGACGGCAACCAAATTCAGACAATTTTGGAACAAGTTTTATTTGGTTCATGGGCTGAGGTCGCTGGTGCAGTCACTTGGGCAACTTATGACCCAACAACAACTTGGGCAAATGCTGAAAACAACGGACTTGGTGAGATAGACACCCCAGGAAACTATGAATTGGCAGCACGTTCTAGTTCAACAACCGACGTTTATTCACTGGTTTCAGCCTTAGCAACTTCAGGCTTGGGTTATATCTATGAAAACGCACTGGGGCAAATCGGTTATGCCGACAGTACGCACCGCACCACATACCTTGCCACTAATGGCTATGTTGACCTTGACGCCAATCACGCGCGAGGTGCGGGACTTAGGATTGAAACCCGTGCAGGCGACGTTAGAAATTACCTGACAATAAAATATGGCGCAACCAGTTCTAGTGAAAAAACGGCGTTTGACACAACTTCAATTGGTCAATACGGCACGCTTGCCCAAATCATTTCAACCACCTTGCACAACGCAGCTGACGCCGAAAGTCAAGCGGATTTCTATTTGTCACTAAGAAAACAACCGCAGCCAATCTTTAGCGAAATTACATTTGACCTGACAAATCCTGAATTGGACAATTCTGACCGTGACAACCTTATTGGCATTTTTATGGGTGAAGCCGTAGCCTTGAACAATTTGCCTTTAAATATGAGCGCAGGCGCGTTTCAGGGTTTTGTTGAAGGCTGGTCGTTTCAGGCTTCCTACAATCAACTTTCGGTCACTTTGCTACTTTCACCACTTGCCTACTCATTGCAGGCAATGGCTTGGGACGACGTGCCATTGACTGAAATTTGGTCAAGCGTGTCGCCAATCCTAGAATGGCAATATGCGACAATTGTCGCCTAAGGAAAGGAAACTCAAATTACAAATCCCACAAGCAACTATGGTTTTGTTCTCCCAACGGCGAGCGATTTAGTCACGGACTTGCCCGCAGATTTTGAAGTGGCATTGCAAGGCGTTGACACACGTTTGAAGGCATTGCAACCTGGAACAACACTTGGAGACATTGCTTATTCATCAGCAACGGCGAACACAAGCACGCGCCTTCCAATTGGCACAACTGGTCAAGTTTTAGCAGTTTCAGGCGGTGTGCCAGCGTGGACAACAACGGCAGACGTCACACCATTAACAACTAAGGGCGATTTATTT